CGTCGACGAAACGTGGGAGCGGGAGAACGAAGACGGGAAAGTCACTGAATTGTCGACCTCTCGCGGAAACAGCAACCCGCACCGCGTCCGACTACAGCGCGAAGCCAAGGTGCGTCAGGTGCTCGAGTCACCGCATTGGCTAGCATTGGAACAGGCCGCATAATGTCGGAATTCATTACGGCACTCTATAAACTTTTAATGGTGATCGTTCTGTTTATCGTGATCGCCAAATTCGTTGGATAACATAGGATTTACACACAATGAAAACACATGAAGAATTCACTACCGACCTCACTACACTACGCACCGACCTAAACGCGACCACCTACCGTGTCGAGAAAGTGCAGGAGCTTCTCAGCGACCTTGTCGAGAAACTGGACGGACTTTATGACCAGTCAGTATCTAACAAGGATCAGGCCGTCGATCTTGTCCGTGATGTTGACGCGGTAAAACCTCGACAAGATCGTCGGGTGTTCTCGAGTCATTACCGCATGCTTGCGATTTTGAACGACTACGGCGTTATGCATCGGGAGCACATCGCAAAGCTTCTCGGTGTGAAGGAGCTTACCGTCCAACAAATGATGCACGTTTGCCGGCACCATGGGCTCGCACAGTTGAAAACTTCTCGCGGTATTGTTACATTGCAATCACTGGCCGATGGGGTCAGCGAAAATAAACATTTCAAGATCATTTAAAGGGGAATCCCATGAAAACTGAAACAACCTTAAACTTCACGCCTGCACAGCTTAACGAACTCAAGCGTGTTCTCGATACGATTGGATGGGCCACTCGCAACGATGAGACCGGCCACATCGATACCTACGTATCAGAGGATCGCGTACGGTTTGCGCGTAACCTTGCAGGGATCGTCAACCGCATGGAGACAGCCGCTTTGGTTGGAACCACCGAAGAAACGTTATAACCATTCCCTCGGGCGCATTCTCTCCGCGCCCTTTTATGGCCCCTTTATGGGGCCTTTTTTTGCCCGCTAGAAAAATACGCAATGCATTGCCGGTACTACCTTTGGGTATTATTTGGGGTGTCCCATTGTGTGTGCACCATTGGCATCGACAACGCAACTTTTAAAGAATCGCCACTGGGGAGTAGGGGGAGGGGGTCTTTTTGGAATGCCTGCGGACATCCTGTCACTGTAATTCGGGCACGCATGAGCACGCGCGAAGTTTACCTAATGGAAAAATACATGCGTACGGAAGGGATACCGTCAGAATCGTGTCGTCCTTGGTAATCATCGATTGGAAAACAATAATATGGAATCAGGGGAGGGCAAGGGCCACGCCACCCCCCAGTACAAGTGCTAGCAATGTCCCCATATTTTTTTTGGTTTTGGAAATGGGGTATATGTTTCACGCAGTGTTTCACGAATGCCGCCCCCACAGGTATGCCCGCGGCATGCCGGCGGCCCCAACGGAATAAAAAAGCCCACTGGCAGGGGATACCAGCGGGCTTGTCGGCGGGGGCAACCCTCTATGTACCGAGGAGAGATATGTATATATATACCCCGGCGGGCTACAGTCCCATCATACTGTCCAGATTCGCTTTTGTCAATCCCCCAAAAGCATATATCATAAATTTTTTTCCCTTTCTTGACACACTACGGGTTTTGTTACCATAATATGTGTGTACGCCTGTGTTGGCAGAGAGAAGCAGACCGAACAAAGAGACAAGTCTCCCGACCAATCCGAGTGTACCCTTTCTTTTTTCCGAAAATTAGGACTTTAACCTCCGATTTGCGGCAGATATAGGAATATCTTCCACGGATAATTACTCTTTTCGTAAATATCTAACACATATATGTGGTAAAACCATGAACCTCCTCCCCCAACAACGGAAGAAACGTGAGTTATCCGATCAGCAACGTCAGTTTCTCGACGCATTGTTTGAAAATAATGGTAACTTTTCCCTTGCATGTGAGGCCGCGGGCTACTCTAAGGGCTCAATTGGTCACTTAAAGGAAAGTTTAGCCGATGAAATCATCGACAGGTCACGCAACATCCTCGCTGGAGGAGCAATCAAGGCGGCAAATAAACTGGTTGCGACTATCGACGCACCTGAAATTGAACGTGGAGATAACATCAGGCTACAAGCCGCTGAAAGTCTCCTCAATCGGGTTGGACTCGGAAAACAGGATACCGTCCATCACAATGTCACCGCAGTACATGGCGTGGTATTACTCCCGCCGAAACAAGAGAAAGTGATAGATGCCGAATAAATTAACAATTGCACAACAAGCTATGCAAAAGGATTGGTACAAACGTGCCTCGAATCCTATGACACCGACTTTGGATAAGCAAACTATGCGTACTGCCGTAGAGTATATGGATGAAAAAAAATCTGTTATCGGTCTTTTCCCTACGGTTCGTCTAGTTGACGGCAATTTGAAGGCGTTACCCTTAGATCAAGCCAGAGAAATGGCTATTTCTAAAGGCGACTACGTAAAAGTCGACAGTTTTGATGAGGGTATCGCTGTATCTAAGGCTCTTTCATCTCAAGTAGCTACAGAAAGAAGCCCAGAAGGCTATACAGCCCGCTGGAATAGGGCTCGTAAGAATAAATGAGTGAAGAAACTCTCGCCGAAGCCCCAAAACGCAAGCGGGGCCGTCCAAAGAAGGACCCCGATGCACCGAAAGCCCGTTATAACCTCTCTACTGCGGAAAAAGCGCGTCGAGCGACTCAAGCATCGATAAATAAGTCGAAAAAAGAGGCGGAGCGCAAACGGGCCGCGGCTAATAAGCAGGTCCAACGCGCAAGAGCGCGTGAAAATGCCGCGAAAAAGGTCGAAACGGCCTTACAAGGACAAAAATCCCGTGTAATCGACATGGGTGACGTTGACCAATTACCTTCACACGTAAAGGAGCTAATTGGTGAATCAGATGTTGTATTTCAACCTAATGCAGGTCCTCAAGAGGAGTTTCTCAGTGCTCCAGAGCAGGACGTTTTGTATGGTGGAGCGGCCGGGGGCGGAAAAAGTTTCGCTCTTCTTGCTGATCCTCTCCGGTATTGTCATAACCCTAACCATCGGGGGCTTCTTCTACGCCGCACTCTCGATGAACTGACTGAACTCATATCAAAGTCGAAACAATTGTATACCAAAGCGTTTCCCGGTGCCGTATTCCGTGAAAGTAAGTCGACGTGGGTCTTCCCCTCTGGCGCGACCATATGGTTCTCGTATCTCGACAAAGATAAAGACGTCACTCGATATCAAGGGCAGGCATTCAATTGGATAGCTATTGATGAGATTACACAGTATCCAACCCCCTATGTATGGGACTACCTACGTTCGCGCCTTCGTTCCACCGATCCAGAACTCTCAGAAAACCTCTCAATGCGGTGCACAGCCAACCCCGGCGGTGTCGGGGGTTGGTGGGTCAAAAAGATGTACATCGATCAGGGAAGCCCCGGAACAAGATTCATACCGTCCGACATGGAATCAGGAAAAGCATACGTATACCCTGAAGGACATGAGAAGGCAGGCAAGCCGCTGTACTGGCGAAAGTTTGTCCCGGCTCGACTCACCGATAACCCATACCTCATGGCAGACGGTCAGTACGAAGCAATGCTCCTCTCTCTTCCAGAGGTCGAGCGAAAGCGGCTACTCGACGGCGACTGGGACGTTGCAGAAGGGTGCGCATTCCCAGAGTTTAGTAAGCACAAACACGTGGTTGACCCTTACGAATTACCGACCAACTGGCCACGTATCCGTGCCGCTGACTACGGTTATGCAAGCCCTTCGTGCATACTCTGGGGTGCAATCGACTGGGACAACAACATCTGGGTCTATAGAGAACTTTACGTAAAACACTTTACAGCAGAGCAACTTGCCGCTAAAATATTAGAAATGGAGCAGTACGATCCTGCGCCGCACTATGCTGTGCTCGATTCATCTTGCTGGAACCGTACGGGATACGGTCCGTCCATTGCTGAAACAATGATACGGATGGGATGTCGGTGGACGCCGTCAGATCGAAACCGAATCGCTGGGAAAATGGAAATACATCGTCGTCTCGGTGACAATGAGTTCACAAACGAGCCGACGGTTAAGTTTTTTAGTACGTGCACAAATACAATAAGACAGTTAGCAGGTATTCCCCTATCAAAAACAAACTCCGAAGACGTTGACACAAAAGCCGAAGACCACGCATATGATGCGCTTAGGTATATGTTGATGACTCGGACTACCGGATACGCGAGTATCCACAAGTCGCTTCAAGCGATAAAAAACTCCGTGTATCAGCCACAAGATAGTACATTCGGATACTAGATGCCACAGCAAAAGAAGACACAGCAACAGATATTGGCTGAGATTGTAAAAAATCTCGGGTATGAAAGCTATAACGACTTACCTGTTCGTTCTTCCTTAGAAGAAAAGTTGGTAGCGGGTACTTTGACTGTTCGAGAATCTGTCGTACTCGATATGTACGCTCGTGGCGTTCAGTTACAAGAAGCGACAAAGAAAACCCCCATCGGAAAGGTTTTTTCAGAGATATTTTCGCCCGCATCAAAAATGATGAAGGGCCAGTCTAGTGCGCCTGAAAGTTATCTAACAAAAACAAATGTTCTCATAAACAGTTCTAAGAAGTCAGGATTTACGCCCGATACTCGTTTTGTAGATATATCCAACAGCCGTGAGGCAATGGAAAAGATTGCTAAAGCAACGAAACAGATTGACCCGTACTGGTCGGGCGTATTCCAGTCTCTAAAAGCAGTTCACGTTCAAGTAAGTGATGACGCGGCGTTTATATATCAAAACCCGAAAGAAAAAGCGGCTGGTTTAGCGTCGGCACAACAAACCCGCGGTACAGCTAAATTTAAGGGTTTTCCCCCGGCTAAGGAAGCTTTTCCAGAGATTGTCGCGGGCTTAAGCACGGTAGAGGATGCCACTACAAAAAACGCCCTGATTGCGAGTTCTCTTGCCCCGTATCGTCCGGGTGAAATTGCAAACTTACGTCTCGGTAAGTACGATCCCTCGACTATTCAGACAAGTACGCTACCCGGTTATTTTGATCTCGAGAGTGGGCAAATCATATTTCCAGAAGGTCCTCGAGGAAACAAAGCCGCGACTAACCTCACGCTCGATAAAAACAGCATACTTTATCAGGTGTTAGCGGCACAAGCTGTAGAAGCAGAGTCGGTAGGATCTGATCGTCTTTTCCCTGATATGACTACGGGGAAAATGACTGAGGCTATTCGGGAGAATATTACTCCACGGATGGCGAAGTTTGAACGGATCTTAGGGCGGCCGTTTAATGAGTCAAAAGATTTTCGTAAGTTAGTCTCGTCGATGATTGTAGGCGAACTGGGATATGCCGCCGAAGCGGAAAAGATGCTCGGCCACACAGACGCTCAGTTAAATGCCGCACTAACAAGAATTGGCCAACAGCACTACATTTCAACTATTATACGTAGCGATAACCCTTTAGCGGCAGTTCAATTATCACTCGAAAACATGATTGGGGAAGCAATTGGTGCTTCTACACTCAACGAGACAGCGGCCGCCTACGGGCTCGATATCCCCGGCTTCACAGACGATACCGCAAACCCTATTACAATTATCGGCAGTGGTGGTGAACTTACTGAAAAAACAGTAGTCCAACAACGTGAAATGACTCCCGATGAGTTAGCATCACTGGACGCCCGCCGAACAAAAGCAACTGAAGATGCTCTTAAATCAGCGGAAGACGCAAGGAAGGCTAGACTAGCTCTCGAAGAAGAGAATCTAGCAAAAGACGAAGAATTACAACAGCAACGCGCCGAGGCCGCTGAACGCCGTAAAGAACAACGTGCTAAGAGCAAAGCAGAACAAGCCGCGCAAGATGCCGCAGAAAAAGCGGAGCGGATAAAGCTCGATGACGAAGAAGCAAACAAAGTCGTAGACTTCTTCGGTAAGATTCTCGGCAAGAAAATTCAACCCGTCATAACAGGAATTGAGGCAGGCTTAACTACGTTAGGTTTAGGTACTGCTATCTCACAAGAAGCAGAAGGTGCAGACGTAACGCCGACAGATGTGGCAGTCGGTGCCGCAAAAGAATTGACTGTTCCCGGCCTGATCGCCGATGTCGCACCAGCGGCAGGCGAAGTGATGGAGGAAGCAGGAGGATTTCTCGTTGATCCCGTTTTGGAGTCGACAGAAGAAGAAGCTCAACAGAAGGGACTTGCCGGCGACTTTGAGGCCCAGATGGAGCGAGCATTCGGTATACCACGATAAGGAAAAACTATGAAGTATTCAGAAGCAGAAATTATGAGTTCTGATCAGAAAACAGTTGACTACAACTGTGGAGAAAACAACCTTCACCGCGAAGGTGCAGATTTTGACACTGTCGCAAGGACAGACGTCTTGATCGAAGACATGCCTAAGAAGCAAACAAAGCCAACGGACACTGGCATTTTTTCTATGGCATATGAAAATCCTTTAGCCTAAGGTAATTAGTTATGAAAGAAGGGTTTCTCCAACAACCCGACGACGGTCAGGTAGAGATTACCGACGCTAGCGATAAGATGCCGGGATTAGCGGCGCACATCAAAAGCAAGTTTGAGGATGCAGAGCACGGCCGTAGGGCTCATGAGCAACGGTGGTTACAAGCATACAAAAACTTCCGTGGTATCTACGACTCAACTACACAATACAGGGATTCTGAGCGGTCTAAGGTCTTTATTAAGATCACAAAGACAAAAGTGCTCGCGTCTTACGGACAAATCATAGATATCTTGTTTGCGAACAAGAAATTCCCTATTGTTGTCGAATCAACTCCTGTTCCTGAGGGAATTGCGGAGTTTGCCCATCTTTCTACGCCATTGGATCAGCAACAGCCTGAGGTTCAGAGCCCCTTTGGTTTCCCCGGTGATGGTATGGAACTACCGCCGGGAGCGACCTCGCTACCGAGCCTCGGAAAGTACTCTGATTTAGAAAATGTGTCTCCCGGCCCTGCAAAAGTCGGCGAGCCACAACTAGAGCCTGCGGCGGAAGCCGCTCGTGCATTAGAAAAGCACATCCACGATCAGCTTTTAGACACAAACGCCGTAAACGTACTTCGCAATGCTGTATTTGAATCCTCGTTGCTCGGAACAGGTATCGTAAAGGGTCCGTTTAACTTCTACAAGCGTATACATCGGTGGGAAAAGGGCGAAGGGGCACAGCGCGAGTACATTCCAGATGAAAAGATTGTACCTCGTATTGAGCACGTCTCAGTTTGGGACTTCCACCCAGATCCTTCCGCAACAAGCATTGAAGACTGCGAATATGTTGTTCAGCGGCATAGGATGAGCCGCCAGCAGTTACGTAATTTAGTAAATCTTCCGTACTTTGATAGAGACGCAATTCAAAACGCAATCGTAAAAGGACCGAACTACGAAGATAAGTACTACGAAGATACAATTCGCGAGGATGACACCCAGCCGAACTATAACGAGAACAGATATGAAGTTCTCGAGTATTGGGGAGTTCTCGATGCCCAGTTTGCCCGTGAAGTCGGTATGGATTTACCTGACAGCGTAGGTGAGTTAGATCAAGTACAGATTAACGCATGGATTTGCGGAACTAACGTACTACGTTGTGTTGTAAACCCTTTCACTCCGGCTCGTATCCCGTATCAGGCGTTCCCCTATGAAGTCAATCCATATCAAGTATGGGGTGTCGGGGTAGCTGAGAATATGGAGGATGCACAGTTGCTCATGAACGGCCACGTTCGTATGGCGATTGACAATCTGGCACTGGCGGGCAACCTCGTGTTTGATGTGGACGAGGCATCCCTCGTACCCGGACAGAATTTTGACATATTCCCCGGTAAGGTGTTTAGACGTCAGTCTGGAGTTAGTGGAACAGCAATCAACGGAACTAAGTTCCCGAATACTGCCCCAGAAAACATCCAGATGTACCAGATAGCCCGTCAGTTGGCCGATGAGGAAACCGGAATACCCTCGGTGCTTCACGGACAAACAGGCGTAACAGGGACCGGACGTACAGCCTCAGGGCTATCTATGCTTATGGGCTCCGGATCACTGTCCCTCAAGACGGTTATCAAGAACATTGACGACTACCTTCTCAAGCCCCTCGGCGAATCGTATTTCCAATGGAATATGCAGTACAACATGGAAGCCCCAGAGATTGTAGGGGATTTATCAATTAAACCACGCGGAACAGCCGCGGTTATGCAAAAAGAAGTACGGTCACAGCGGTTGACTACGTTACTTCAGACGGTTTCAAACCCGATGCTTGCTCCGTTTGTTAAATTGCCTAATCTAGTCAAAGAACTTGCGATTGCGCAGGACATCGATCCTGACCTGTTAGTCAACGATCTAGACGAAGCACAAATTTACGCAGAAGTACTTAAAGGACTCCAGAATGCTCAACAAGGAACAGGCCCAGAAGGTGGCCCCGCTGGTCAGCCAGCCACAGGCATGGGAGGCTCTCAGTCTGTATCTTCAGGACCTTCACCAAATAACAATTCGGGGACTGGTGACGGCACAATCGGAACGGGAAATGTACCAGCTTCAGGGGAAAGCGGCTTTACTGGAAATTCTCCTGAACTTACAGAATAACCATAAGAAGGTAGTCGAGGCAAATGGACAGAAATAAACTTTATGAGAGGTTGCAGAAAGCCGCTCATCGCTCGGGAAACTCTCGTATTGCGCACCTGTTTAGACAGCGTGCGGTAAAGCAAGAAGAGAAAAAGCCTGAAGTTGCTCCTGTTCAGCCTGTTATGAAGCCAATGGCTACGCCGTCCTATCGCCCTCAAACAATGCAGATGCTGAGTGAAATGGCGATGCCAATCACACAAACGCGCCCTGTTCAGCGTATGCAACTCGGGGGTATTGCAGGACAAGAGCGGCCACAGCCTCCTACGCCAGAACAACCACAGGAAGCGGCACAACCAGCCGGGTTTGTAGAGAAACCACCCGAGCAAGTAGCCCCTCAAGAAACAGTTGCCGATGATGTTCCAATGGACGTACCTGAGGGTAGTTTTATTATTAATGGACCTGCTGTCGAATTTGCTGGATCGAAAGATATTCGCCGTATGTTGGAAGACGCAGTGGAAGAGGCGAAAAAGCAAGGTATTGACATAGGTCAGCCAGACGATAAAATGTCTAGTGAGGAATATGTTGCCTTACTAGTATCTAAAGGCGAGGTGGTAGTGCCACCTGTGCTAGCTAAAATAATAGGATACGACAAACTCAACAAGATTAATGACCGCGGCAAAGAAGAAGTCGCGCGTCGCTCCAAAGAAGCAGAGCAGAAAGAATCACAGCCACAGATGCAAGCTTACGGCGGTTTTATCCGTATGCGTGACGGTGGCTCTGTAAAATATTAGGACTCTCCATCCTAAAAAGTTTGACGGCTACCCGGTAATCCCACCGGCCCCGTGATTAAGACAGCGGCTACCCTCCTGCCAGAGGCACCGGGAGATCGGA